GAATAAGCTAACCCGCCCCGAGTAGCATACACCCACCCAAATATTTCTATTTGAGCTTGGACTATCCCTTATGTCTTCATCAAAAGTTGCTAGCTTTCTCAGACCCATTCCATTATAGTCTCTGAACCTTCTCCATATGCTTGCGATAGCGCACTTAGGAGCTTGGCTGCGGATTATCCAATCCTTTTCGTTATTACTGTGTCCGAGGTCATTACCCTGGGTTTTTATTGAACTTTCGCTCAACAAAGTAGTAGAAAAGGCTCTAAGGATGTTCCTGCAATTTAGAAATGTTGCCTCAAAATGACTTAATAGTCATAGAGAGACTAGCTGGTTATATAATACATTCTCTTGTTTCTTAATGTATATTTGTTTTACACTGTTTATCCATATTAGTAAACAAATATCTAATATGGCAGCCAACTGTTGGGCACAGGCTAACTGTATGCCGGACATAATTCTTAACACATTATAATTTGTAGCATAAACACGCACTTTGGCGGTTTTTGTTCCCTCAACTGTGGCATTTGACAGCACAAGTTGGAGTGTCGCGTTATCAATACGCGAGAAGTTGCACGTGCCGCTTGGTTGATGTTCTTCAGGCCTCAATGCAAAGCTGTACACGTTAATTCCCTCATCAGGGCAACGTGTGTGCGCCTGGAAGGGCTGCACCCAGCTGAAGTAAGAACCCTCTCGCTCAGAGAATCGGTCCTGTCCATTGAGCTGCAACTTGGCAGTCACCACGGGGTTCTGTCCCCAGCAATGCATATCCAAAGAGCCCTCGCTTAGAACGAAGGTACCGGCATCAGAGACAGTGGAGCCCTCCATGTGTCCATTGGCGGACAAATCCTTAAGCTGAGCAAGGATAGAAGGGTCAATTGTGCCAGACGTTTGAGTAGACACAGGGATTGTATGTCCTCCCAAATTAGACTCATTGTAAGGATTTTGGGGTCCGTGCCAGTATCCAGTGAAACCGGTAGGAATGTCATAGTCCAAAGCACCGGCATCCTCAAAGAGGCCACGGGCATCAATGTAGGAGTTAGCGTTACCAGCAATTGAAGCAGGGCCTCCGAAAGCGTGGATAGCATTGGGGAGAGCATCAATCGCGTCCGTGTAGTTAAAGGGCTGGGCGCCGAGAACCTTGAACAAGAGAGCATCGCACACCAAAGCGGAGCAATAATCCACATTTTGGTCAGACTGCACAACCCAAATCAACTCCTTCACGGGGTGATTAAAGTTGAGTTTTATTTTGTTGCTTGACGACCCGACCGATTCGTCGCCGGTGAACTGAAGCTGAGTTATCAAATATTCGTGAGGATTCTGGGCGAAACGTCTACGCTCATCCGTGTCCAAGAAGATATAGTCAACATACAGAGAAGCAGCCACAAGTGACTGATTGTAGGCAATAGCGGCAGGCACAGGGCGGCCAGCGGGATACTGTGTGAGAGAATTAGTTGCGGCACCAGAGTTGCAGCTCAATGTGGTAACAGCCCACAAGCACTCGTCAATAGGACGGATATCAAGGTTAATTTTAACTTCGTGATACTGCACATCACGGTTACCCCACCTTTCGGTGTATTTATTATTTATAGGGAATAGACTATATCTTAAGCCATCATCAAGAGTTTTTAATTCTTTCAGACCCAAAACCGTTTAGTCGTTGAACCTTCCACATATCCTTTAACCTTTGTAAAGGCGGAGTTAGTGGCTTGGCTGCGAATTATCCATTTCTCATTTCTCCCTTTGTTACAAGGAAGAAATTTTCATATGTGGCGTTTTTACCATACCTGAGGTTGTTTTTCTCAGCCACTGTAAACTTTCGCTTACAGCTTGGTAGCCATCATCTTTAGGAACTTCTCGCAATTTGGTCTTGTCGCTGTGTACTTGTTTGGATTGATAAGTCGCTGAAAACTCGGCGATTTATCAATCCAAATATTACAATACACAACTAGCACCTGAGATTTATGCAAATTCTCAAACAGATTTTTCCCAAAACATAATTTTGCTGTTTTGGGCTGGGTGCTTTTCTGCCCTGCAGATTTTAAGGCGATAAGGGGAAGAGCTAATCCTGGGTTCGTGCAAAACCAAAACTGGAGAGGCACGTACAAAGTAGTCTCAGGAAGAGCATTTCGGGGCGCACACACCTGACGGGGCGCCATAGAGTCACAAGGTCCATCAACCTCAGCGAAAGAGGGATCTGTGATAAAGGTGAGCTGAGTGGTGTTACCAATCATCTTGAAGTAAGCACGCTGTTGCTCAGCAGTCATGGTGAGCTGGTTCCAGATGTGCATCCAGTCACCATATTGACGATCAATTCGCTGACCACCAATCTCAACCTCCACCTGGGCAATAATTTGCTCACCAGGGAAATCCAACCAACGGGCATACACACCCGAACCATTTCCGGTCGCGAAGGACGCAACGCCCATCATCTGGTTGATTTCAGGAAGAGTCACCTGAAGATATGTGCGGTAAGCCAAATCACCATTTCGGCTGATCACGCACTGGACACGACGACCGAAGTCAGCCTGCCCGTTAAACGTTTGCTCAATTGATTCAATCGCAAAGTTTGTGTAACGTCTGTAGGTCACCTTCCAAAAGGTGATCTGAGGATTTCCTGTACAATTCCTCTACCTTATCTTTCAATAAGGAGTAGACTATATCTTAAAAGGAATCTATATATGCTTTTATTTTTCTTTCATTAAAGCAAGTTCTTTATTTAATATAAATTCCTTCGAAAACCATTTAGTCGTTGAACCTTCTTCTTTAAATTTTTCTATCTTATCCACCTTTTCCGCTACGCTAAAAGGTGGAGCCAAAGTGTGAATACTATTTGTAATATTTTGTTGGACTGGTATTAAATTTGACCAATTACAGCATTTAAATTTCTCATTTTCAATAGTTAAATCAAATTTACAAACTGGGATTGCATAGTCTATTGACCAATATGTTTCGTAATTATCCCAGTTCATTTCATTTGTAAAATTATATTCCAACCATTCTCTTACATATTGAATATTGCATCCTATATAAGTCATTGTTGTTGTATTATCCGTTTTAACAAGAATATGTCTTAAACGCCGTGCTAATGTTTTTTTTATTCTGTAATTTAAACCCTTTAAGTGTTCTTTTAAATTATGTTCTTTTTCAAATGTTGGAAAACATTCGTGACAGATATTTTTTTTATAATATTCCTTTTTATGTTTTTCTGTCTTTGTAACAATATCCCTAAACACCTTTTTTTTTAAACATTTATCACATTTAATCAAAATAGGTTTTTTTTTATTTTTTACTTCATTAGTGGTATCCATTTTATATCATAAGTCATATTATTTATATTGTTTTAAATAGTATTTATTTTTTTGATTTAAAGAAGCTTGGATGCTCATTGCCCATTTCATCACACTTTTCAGTGCAAATCATCTTATTCATTTTTACTATACCCAAGGTCTTTGTCTTGGCCGCAATTTTCTCACAAAAATTGTTTAGTAGAATAAGTTTTAGGGGTTTCAAGCAGTTTGATTTTCTTACCAGGGTTATTCTTTTGTTTATGATGGGGAACATAACAAATCCCTGATTAACATCCGTGGTCCTAAAAGGGTCCACTAAAGGCTTTATGAATATCTTATTTTTTCAATATTCCCTGATGTTTTTCTACCCTACAGGTTTTTAAGGTAAACATCTTGCGATGACCCCTATTATTTCTAATAGGGTCGGAATACACCTTAAGAAATTTCAGGTTTCGCTAAAACCGTCATTAATTTCCGACTGCCGTCTACTCTCTGAACCTTTATCTTATAACTGCATTTCCACCTTTTCAAAGGTGGAGCCAAACTACATATTGTTTCATTTATTTATTAATATTATGTAGTTTGTATCATATTTTCAAAAATAGAAGCAAAAAGTTTGCCTCCATCTTTTCAAAGATGGACGTTATAAGATACTTGGCTGCGGATTATTCAATCTTTAACGTTTTTACTATGCCATTGGTCATTACCCTATGGTATTATTTATGTCACCATAAATAAGAAGTAGTTAAAGCTCTAAGAAAGTTCCCGCAATTTGACAATCTTGCAAATCTACCTTTGATTTTCGCATAGCGAAAATAGAAAGGTAGAGCCAAATTTGTTGTGATAGTTTCATATGATTCTAAATAGTTTATAAATAGTTTCATATGATTCTAAATAGGTTATAAATAGTTTCATATGATTCTAAATAGGTTATAAATAGTTTCATAACAA